CTGCCGGCCGATGCCGCGACCGCAAAACTGATTGCCAGCTTCAAGGGTTTCTACCTGGCTCGTCCGGCCACCGTCGACAGCAATGGCGGCTGGGCATACCGGCTCGCCTCGTGGATCAAGCGTGACCGCACCACCCGTGCAGGCACGACATCGACTGTCGACAGCTCCGACGACGATGACACCAGCTGGATGGACGGGTTGAACTCATGAAAACGGTCGCCACCTACGCAGCGTCTGCCATGACCAAGGTTCATGCCGGCGAGTTCGTCGAAGCGGGCACCGACGTATCCGCCCAGGCCAAGCAGGATCAGGCCCGCCAGACAGGGCAGGTGATCAACCACCTGTTCAAGGAGTTGCGCTCGATCCGCACGGCGTGGCGCCAGGCGTGGCCGGACAAGAAGTCCTACCTCGAATCGAAAAAGACTTGGCTCCAGGGCTTCATCGAGAACGGCATCTGCACTCAGGAGCAGATCGATATCGGCCTGATGCGTTGCCGCGCCGAGGCTTCGGACTTCATCCCCAGCGTGGGCAAGTTCATTCAGGGCTGCGTGCCGACTCCGGAAATGCTGAACCTGCCCAGCCTAGAATCCGCATACGAGCAGGCGCTGCGCAACTGCCACCCGGCGATGCGGGACACGGCCAAGTGGTTTCACCCGGCTGTGTATCACGCCACTGCGGCCGCAGGCTTTCACAGCTTGCCGCTGCTGTCCCGCGAGCTTGGGATGGTCAGCTTCGAGAAGCGCTACATGGTCCAAGTGAACAGGGTGTGGCGTGGCGAGCAGATTGCGCCGGTGCCTGTTGCTGAGCTGGCGCCGCCATCAAAAATCACCCCTGAGGTCGGCAACAAGGCCTTGGCCGAACTGCGTGCCCGCCGCGCTGGAGCATCCGTATGAGCCGGCTGACCAATGCCGCCCGTGACCGTGAATGCCAGGTGCGCTTTCCGGGCTGCAGCTGCGAGCCATCTACCACCGTCCTTGCACACTATCGCCTGTCGGGCACCTGCGGGATGGGGATGAAGCCCAATGACTTTCAAGCGGCTTGGGCCTGCGGGTACTGCCACGACATTGCCGATGGACGACTGCGCCCCCCGGGTGAGCTGAGCCGCTACGAGGTTCGGCTCTATCTGGCCGAGGGCGTCATGCGTACCCAGGACATTTTGATTCGTGAAGGGAAGGTGAAGCCATGAAGGCCACGATGCTGATCATCATCCTTGCACTGCTGTGCACTGCATTCCAGATAAGTCAGCCGGGGGCTGCTGAGAAGCGTGTCTCGGTTTCGGCGGGGAGTTTGTTCAAGTGATTAACTACGACGATCTGCAAAAACACCTGCAACGCGGCTCAACCCAGATACACGAAGCCAACAACCTGATTGCCGAGGCGTATGGGGTGATTGGGGCGCTGGTGGCTGAGAACCAAGCGCTCCGCAAGAAAGTGGCTGTGCGTGATCGCCTAGATTCCAATGCCGAAGAGATTCGGCGTAATAGGGGAGGACGGCCATGACGCGCACTCAGGTAGCGATGATTGTGTGTTCGCTTTACGCCGTAATCGGCCTGTTCATGGGTGGAGGTCTCCGTCCCATGCTGCTCCTTGCAGTAATCACCTGCGGGCCATTGGCACTGCATTACCTGACAAATCCTCAGGTCAAGGAGGCGCAGTCATGAAAGCCCCGACGATGAAGGCATTCAAGCCCAAGGCCGCCCGGGCGCCACGCATCGACCGCGAAGGGCTAGAGCAAGCGGCGCTTCTGGCGGAGATTCAACTCAAGCACCCCGAGGCCTTCGCGCTGATCTACCACGTCCCAAACGGTGGTCACCGGCACATCAAGGTCGCGATGGACCTGAAGAAACAGGGCGTCGTCGCCGGCATCCCTGACTTGGTGCTGACCATGGCTCGCGGCGGCTGGTTTGGCCTGTACATCGAGTTCAAGGCCACACCTCCGAATGATGCCCCCGTGTCGGCCGAACAGCACAAGCGCATCGCCGCGCTCAATGCTCAGGGATATCTGGCCATCGTTTGCCGGGGGCACTTCGACGCAATGGAGAAGCTGCGCGCGTATCTGCGGCTTTCCCCGACAGTGGTGTCAGAACAGCCTTTCAACTGCCGAGAAATCCTCGGTAGTTCTGCCGCTGCGGTGCCAGCATGAGCAAGACCCGCGCAGTAAAGTTCAGCGATGCCGAGATCCGCCGCCAAGCTGCCGACCCGGCCGTGCATGACCTGCGCGACCCACGTCACCCAGGCCTGTACCTGCGCTTCGGCCAGGACCGTCAGCGAGGGTCGTGGTACCTGGTCAAAGGCAAGGCGTGGAACCACATTGCCCGCTTCCCCGATCTGGGCGCTGCTGCCGTGCTGGCCGAATTGCCCGCGCTGCGTCAGCGCCTGCTGCGGGATTCTGCGGCCACCGTGGCGCTCGGCGGCCTGGCCACGTGCGGTCAACTGATCGACTGGTACGGCGACCGGATGTCGCGTGACCGCTCGCTGTCGGACAAACGCAAGGCCGGGGCCAAGTCCGCAATCAAGTGTCACCTGAAGCCCAGGCTCGAACACGTCCCGGTGCGCGATCTGACCGCCGCCGTACTGGACAAGGAACTGATGTGGCCATGCCAGCAGGAACTGTCGCTGTCGTACGTTCATCAGCTGTTCGTGCTGCTGGTGGTCGCCTTCCTGCAGGCCTACAAGTTGGGCCTGATCGACAAGAACCCTATGGCCGACATGAAGTTTGTCGACTTCACCAAGGCCCGGATCATGCCCAAGGCTGCCCGGTTGCGGGGCGTGCACCTGGTCGAAGTCGTGCCCATGCTGGCCGACCTATTCGAGAGCCATCCGGGCGAGGCCATGTTGGCGATCATGATGCTGTGCCACGGTACCCGCGTCGGCGAAACCCGCATGGCGCGCTGGTCTGACATCTCGATACCAGACGGTGAGTGGTTCATTGCCGCCGAGAACACCAAGACCCGGACCGAGCACCGCCTGCCACTGACCGCTCAGGCCAAGGCGCTGCTGACACGGTACAGGGCCATCCAAATCAGCCAGGGTTACGAGGGCATTTACCTGTTTCCATCACGCCGCGGCCGGGCCATCAGCGAAGGGCAGGCCAGTGCCGTGTTCAGCCGGATAGGGCGGGGCGAGTGGACCAGCCATGATCTGCGCAAGGTGGCACGCACCGCATGGACCGACCTCGGCATCGACGGGCACATCGGCGAGATGCTGCTCAACCACTCCCTTGGCAAGATCGCCTCCACCTACATCAACACCCAGGCTCGGGCACAGCGTTTGGCCGCGCTGGAGAAGTGGCACAACTGGTTAGATGAGCGTGGCTTTAAGTCGATTCACAACCTGACAGACACCCAATATGGAGATTCGCAAAACCCTGCGCAAGCCACGAACGGCTCGGGCTGCGGGCCTGTTTCTAACATTGTGAATGGCGAGGTTTCAAAATGATGATTCTGGTCGATCCCCGCCGCAAATTGGCGGTCCAGCCCGGCGATATCAGTTCAATGCAGGTGGTGCTCAGCCCTGGTGGCAGGTGGGTTTTGGAGCTGCACATGATCTCTGGCAGAGAGATCTTGATCCCGGCCAGCAACGATAACGGCCAGGTTGATCTGACTGCTATCCACGCCAAGTTGATGGAGGCCAGTCAGTGAAGAAGGTCCACGGCCCAGACTTCCGCCGCCAACTGAAGCCGCTGATGGAGTGCGCGCTTTGCCGCGGCGCTGGCAGCACCACTGGCGTCTTTCACCAGCTTGATTGCACGGCATGCAATGCGTCGGGCTGGATCTGCCAAACGACGGGCGAACCGCTTCCGCTGGAAGAGTTGGTGCCTCAGTTGAGCATGCGGCTGCGCAACATCACCGCCCAACTGGCCCGGGCGAACAATCGCGGTACCGAAGAATTGAACAACCGCCGGGGCGCCGGCGGATCGCATTACACCGGCGACTGACCGGCACGACTATTTGATTGGGGAGAGCAGCACATGAAGTTGATAGGAGCTCGTCAGGCCTGGACAGACTCGCAGCATGAGTCCGGAGCCTCAATCTCAGCCGTGGCCATTGAGACCGCGAAGTCAGGCATCAAGAAAAGCAAGGCGCGCATCCAGCGTCGCGAATCATTCTTTCCGGCCATGGGCCCGGAGGAAAACGAGAAGGCGGGACGTTTCCCTGTGCTCGGCCAGCGGGTCAGCATCAGCGAGACGCGGAAGACGTCTGCCGGTCGCTCCACGGCGCGGGCTGCTCATCTGGCGATGATGGGCAAGTTCCAGCGCGCGATTGCCACGCTGCCGTTTCAGGTTCAGCAGTTCGGCCACTACATGTACTCGCCGATTCCGAACATGCGCTACGTGATGAATGCCGTGCTGCTGATCGCTACCCGTGCGGAGCTATCGGAGCTGACCCCGTTGCGTCGCGCCCGTGCTCAGTACCTGGTTACAGCTGCTCTCCAGTCATTCAAGTGCGAAGTGACCGGCGCGCCAGAGTGGGGCCCGGCGCGCGTGGCCGAGGAAATGAAAGCCTTCTACGGTCTTGCCGTCGATCCCAACAACTGGAACCGGGATTGGAAGCCGACATGGGATCTACTGAAAGCTACAATCAGGGCAGTGGACATTGAGGCGCAGTCACCACTTTGGGAGGTTATTCGCTCGGAAACAGAGGAGGGAGCGGCATAATCTCTTGCCTTGAATGTTAAAGGCAGATACATTTCCCATTGTGCGAAAGCTGCCTCAGTCGCACACCCATTCAGAACCCGGCTGCCGAGCCGGGTTTTTTGTGCCCGCTCATCCAGTTGAGGGCACGACATGTCTGTGTCCTTCTCTCACCTTTACGCGCGGACCTTCTGCGCTGCAGAGGAGGGATGATTATGGGCATTGAAGACAACGGACCAGAGAGTGCTTATCCGGGGCCGGCTGAACCGGGCAGCGAAGAGAAAACCTATCCTGATATCGAAGGCGAAGAGTCTTCCGATCAGATAGGCAATCAGAGCGATGACATTGATATGCCGGAAAGTCTCCCGGTTGACGAGGCTGAAGAGCCGTCGCCGGGTAATAGCGTCTGAACCACTAGCAGTTAAGTCAGCCCCGCCATCAAGCGGGGCTCTTTGTTTTCGGCTCACACATGGTCATTGCCCCAAGCTGGGAAAGTTAGTGATGCCGTCTCGCTTGCTCCTTGTCGGCCAGTTCGAACACTACGTCGATGTCCAGATTTTGGCGCGTTTCAAGTGTGCGGAAGATTTGTCGTGATGCGTAATTCCATAGCCAGGGGGTTCCCT